CCTGACCAGTTCTGCACCTGCTGCACTGGCTGTGCTTCAAGCAATCACCAATGGCGGCTTGACCTTGCCAGTTGATGCAACTCCAGTTGTTCTGGTTGGTGTGGACTTGTCTGCTACCACCTCGTATGCAACTGTTGCAACTGCACTGACTGCTGCACTGCAAGCTTCCCGTCCGGGTTCCTCGGTTATCTACAACGGCACCGCCTTCGTAGTTACCTCTGGCACCACTGGTGTTACTTCTCGCGTGCAGGCTGCAACTGCTGAATCGGGCACCTTGGGTACTTCCCTCGGCCTGATGGCTGCGCAGAATCCTGCAGCCGTAGCTGGCTCGGCACAAGAAACTCCGGCATACGCCGCTACTCAATGTGAGCAAACCAACAACCAGTTCTTTGGTGTTGTAATTGGCTCCGAGTACGCCGACAGCCAAGCAATGCTGGACGTTGCTGATTGGGTTGAAGCCCGTAAGAAGGTGTTCTTCAACACCACCAACGATGCTCAAGTTCTTACTTCGGGCAACACTGGCACCTTCACTGCACAGTTGAAGGACAAGTCTCTCAGCAAGACTTTGACCATCTACTCGAAAGTTCCGGGCGACTTCGCCGGTGCTTCTGTTGCTGGTCGTGCATTCGTCGTCAACTTCGAGGGTACTAACACTACCATCACTTTGATGTACAAGAAGCTGCCAACCATCAACGCCGTGGACCTGAACAGCACTCAACGTGCCAACATGGATCGGATCAACTGCAACGCCTTCCTGTACGTCGGTTCTAATACCTTCTTCGCAGAAAGTAAGATGGCGAACGGTGGTTACTTCGACACTGTGCATGGTCTGGCTTGGTTGCAGAACCGCATCGAAACTGATGTGTTCAACCTGCTGTATACCAGCGGCACCAAAGTTCCGTACACCGACGTTGGTGTAACTATGATTGTGGCGAAAGTAACCGAAGGCTTGCGCCAAGGTGTTCGCAACGGTCTGATCGCTCCGGGTACTACCACGGATGGCACTTACCTCGAAGAAGGCTTCTTGGTAACTTACGTTGCTGTATCTGACGTAAGCGCAGCCGACAAGGGCAACCGCATCTATCGTGGCATCACCTTCCAAGCTGTAGGTGCAGGCGCGATTCACAAGGTTGTTATCACTGGCTCGTTCTCGGAGTAATCACGCATGAAGCAGTATTCTTTCTACAACGTGGACCTCCTGCTGGACGGCATCCCCGTGACAGGCTTCACCGACAACAACAGCATTATCTCCGCTGGCCGTACTAACGTGCAGCACACCAAAACAATTGGTGCTCGTGGTGAAATGTCTGTTGCAACAATCGCTGACCGCTCTGGTCGGATTGTGTTCACCCTTCTGCAAACCTCGGACTACAACGCTGTCTTGAGCAGCCGAGCAATCCTGTCGCAGAACACCGGCTTGTCCGGCAACCGCTCCACCTTCCAACCTATCCAAGCGTTCATGAACGATAAGATGGGCTTGACTGTGGTGTCCGGTGTGAACGGCTTCATCCCAGTAATGCCAGCTATCATCCGTGGTACTGGCATTGTCTCTCTGTCTTGGACCATCGAGTTCGAACAGATCTGGTTCACCAACGGTAAGTACGACTACGTCGGCCTGTAACCAACAAGCAACTTGGGCCCTTCGGGGCCTTTTCTTTTTACGTAAGGAGTGAGAAACATGCCTTGTAAAGCAGAGACTCGCGAGATTGATGGGGTGCAAGTTTACACAATGCAACTCCCAGCCAGTAAAGCGATGGAACTCCAGATCGAAATGTATGGCGTAATTTCAGACACCTGCTTGCCATTCGTTAAAGGTGACTGGACTTTCGGCAACATCCTTTATATCCAGAAGATTGCAGATCGTGATGCACTGATCCAACTGATTAAGTACACTTGCGGTAATGCACGAATAGACGGCCAAGAGCTTACTGGTGCGAACTTCGACCAAGTGTTCTCCGGCAACCTGTTGATGATCTACAAAGTATTTGCTTTCGTACTTGAGGTCAACTTCAAGGATTTTTTCACGCAAGGTCTAGGGTTGCCAAAGCCCGCAGGAAAGTAAGTCATCAAGAGGATGCAGGCGAGATTGCTTCTATTAGTGTAAACGCAGATGGAAGTATCAACGTCGATAATCTTGAAGACGCTGAACCTACAATTGCTGAGATGTTTCCCCTGCTCAGCTTCTTTCTGCACAGACCACTAGTCGTTGATCCTCCTATGTGCCAACTCAAGGACTTAAGCACGGACTACAGTCTGGACGATGTACTTCTGATGCATGAAATCTTAGACCTTAAAGAACACATTAAACCGCAGGAGCAACCTAATGGCTGACGAAAATAAGCCTCGCGTCAAAGGTACACTGTCGCTCAAAAGTAAGAATGTTGACCTCGACATCTACGAGAGCAAGTTAGTCAAAGCCCCAACGTCTGCTGCTCAGAAGTTAAAGGAAAAGCAAGATCGCAAGGTCAAGCTTGCCAAGTTACTTTCCCGTACAGAAGGCGGCAAGGCAGAGGACATCTACAAGTCGTTGAAGTCACTTAGTGATGAAGACGTGCAAGAGCTTCTGTTGGATGAACGGTTTGACCGTTACATGGAAACTCCTGCTGTAGGTGCAAGTCCCGACATGCAGGCCAAACTTTCTCAGGCCAACAAGAACTCCCGCGACAGACAGCGTGGCAAACTTGAGAGTGAACAAGAGTTCATCAATCGCCAGACAGGCGTCCTCACAAGTAACCAGTACGAAGAAACCGAGAACCTTCTTACTCCAGAAACAATCCTTGCTGGTAAGGTAAAGGCTGCTGGCTTGAACCAAGAGTTGAACGAACTGATTGCCAAGAAGCGTCGGTATGGCAACTCCCCACGTTCTGTAATGGAAGGTGCATTCACCAAGGACGAGCTGGAACTATTCAGCGAAGTTGATCGTGGCTACTTCAACATCAATATGATCGCTGCTCCAACAGTGAAGTCTTCTATGACTCACTTGGACTTCGGCGGTGGTGACGGTGCTGATGAACAGGAACAAGAGTTCACAGAAGTAAATGCTGCATACGACCTGAAAGATCGTGGCACACCTGCTTCCATGCTTCTGTCGATGTTCAAAGCTGCACACTTGGCCAACAACGGTGGCTCTTACGATGTACTGCCTGCACTTGATGTAGTCAGCAACATCGAAGAAGAATACACAGTCAAACTCTCGCAAGAGAATGTACCTGAGTATGCCAACCTTGTGTCGAAGAAGTTGCCCGGTGAAACAGCGGCCATGCAACAAGCCAAGGCAATTGGTCTGTCTGGTGTAAGCCAAGACATAAACCAACTGTACGACGCACTTGCTGGTCAGTATCTTGACCAAGACAAGTTGTCCAATGCAAGTGACTACGAGCGTGATGCAGTACAACGTGCATTGGCTGGTGTTCTGCAACGTACTGTGCCAGCGGGCCTTAAAGGTATTCGCGCACAGAACTCTGCGATCATCGAGCGCAACAAACGCCAAACTGATCCTTTGCTGTATGAGAATGCAATCGCAAGTTACACCGCATTCCCTGCACCATCTGAAATCATTGAAGCCATTAACAGCACAGAGCTTCGCAACCAAGTTGCCGAGTACTTAAAACCAGATCGAGGTTCGTCTGGCGTAACTGTTAAAGGTGTTATGCCTGATGTAATGTCATCCCTGCTGGGTGTAGGTGTAACTACCTTGGCATACAGCAGCTTCAATAAAGCTGACGAGCAGAAGCAACTTCTTATTCAGCAGCGTGCGGGCTTGTCTCACATTGCTGGCTTAATGAGTAAGATGCACTCGAACATGGAGTTCGCTGCAAGCAAGCGCTTTGTTGAAGATGAACAAACATTGCTTGATGAAGCCATCGCATCTGGCGAGAACCTTGACCAATACCAACGGGAAGAACTGGCCCGCATCTTGGATGTGGACTATATCCCTGCTGGTGACTTGAGTCCCGGTTATGTAAATGACAACCTCACCTACATTGATGCTTATGCAGAACTGTTGGACAAGGATGCTGTAAGCAGAGAGGAAGAACCAGAAGATACAATTGAAATCTACGAGGCGGATTCTAGCAACTCCGACGGCAAGGACTATGTGCCAGAAGATGGCATGGAACAACTTGACGACTTGCTCAACCCTGTTGATCTGGTTGACAACTCCTTTGCCGGTGGTGCTGCTCCTGTAGATGTTGATGCAACTGAGGGCGCTGGTGTTGGCTCTGTAAATCAGCA